CATATCCTCTAAAGCTAGGTGGTGTTGCTGACTTCATTAATTCAAAAACTTCTGCCATTTCCTCGCCAAAGTCTTTGCGCCATGGTTCTTCTTCTACACCTTTGCCTGAATTTTGTATAAAGCGTGATAGCTCGTCTGCGCTTGTGCTTTTGTTCTTACCCCAACCGTTCTTACCTACAAGTACAAATGAACCATCTGGCTCACGTCCCCAATAGATAGTAGGATTGCCGTCCCACTTGATAGCAACATCGGAACTATCAGTTCCTAGTTTGTCTAAAATGTCAGCTGCTTCTTGAGCACCTTTAGAGCCTTTTACAAACACAAGGTCTTCCAAGTGCTGGTATTCACGGCCAACTTTAGCTGCTTCGGTTAATACTGTTCGGAACTCACCAAATCTCATTTTACAAAACTACCCGATGACATAACAACACTGTTTAGCATGTTGCCGCTTAGTTCTTTGATACGATCTAATTGCTTATCTTCTAGTGTAGTGTATCCTGTTAGTGATGCAGACTCAGGTACTTCTTTGCCTGCTTTTTCCATTGTTTCTTTCCACGGAGCAATTAACTCTTCGTAGTTTGGATCTTTCTTTAAGACTGCAAGCATAGTTTCAACAGTGTGCGTATCTGGTTCTTTTGCGCCTTTACCTAATAGTAACGGTGCAATTTTGTCCCATGTGTCTGCAACTACCTTATCACCTTGCTCAGGATCAACTAATCCAAACTTAGGACTAAACTTTAATCCACGTCCTCTTGCGACAGCACTTAATAGTATAGCTCTGTCTGTTCCGCCAAACTGTGCTGTGCCGCCACGCTTGGCTCCACGCTGAAATTTTGGATTGTTTGTAAACATAAAGTCTGTTTGTACAAATCCATTCTTGTCACTACCTTTGATTGGTGTACGAAAGTGTACTTGGTCGCCTGCGTTGTGTATCCACCCGTCAGTCTTTTTACGACCTTGATTCATAATGTCAGCATCATCAATGCCTTGACTCTTAAGCCATGCACTTAGTTTAGCAATCAATTGTTCTTTGCTTACTTTATTTGCATCTGTGTTTAGATCTAAATCACCTGATGAATTCTTTTCAAATGCTCCGTCTGGATCATTCTTCTTACCTGTTGTGCCTAACCAATCTTCTTCGTCAAAGGTCAAGCCTGTAATCTTTTCAATAAAGTCTATTGAACCTTGCACATCAGCTGTTGCTATACGCTGTGTGAGAGCGCCTTTATCTGTTTTGAATACGTTGCCGCCTTCTTTAAGAATCATTTTTCTTACTCTCTATTATTCTGTTCATGCTACGTCTAAATTTACGAGGATCATTTGATTTAATACTATTAATAAAACGTCTTTCTAATTCACCAGCTGTATCACTATCATAAGTTGAATGAATACGACTCAATAGGTTGATAGCACTCTCAATAATATTGTTAGCGGTGGCATCGATTAGGTGATCGCCGTCACGCTTTCCGTGTACATTATTAAGTTCATCAAGTATACTTCTGGTACGTTTTTTCATGGTATTCTCTTCCTATACAGTATTTAGTGATTTAAGTATATAAATATTAGTAACAATGAATGTAAAGGAATCGTGATGGAAATATCAAAAATGAGTTTCAAAGAAAAATCCCTCCTATTTGCAAAATTATCAAGTTATGCTTATGGTAGCATCGGAGTTGCTAAAAGTCAAGCAAAAGAATTAGGATTTACCACAACAGAGTTTTACGACAAGGATGGTGCCCAGGCATATCGCTTTATGAATAAGCATGATATTGTTATTGCTTGTAGAGGTACACAACCAAAAGAGTTTAATGATATAAGTGCAGATTTGAAGGCAATGCCAGTAGTTGCTGAAACTATTAGTAGAGTACATAGAGGTTTCAAAGCAGAAGTTGACGAACTATGGCCAATGATCGAAGAAGATATTGTTCGCAAAGTTAATTTAAGCAAGAAGCTCTGGTTTTGTGGACATAGTTTAGGTGCTGCCATGGCAACTATTATGGCAAGTCGTTGTAAATATAATACTGAACTTAATGATCCTATTGAATTATACACATATGGTTCGCCGCGTGTAGGCTGGAAAGGTTATTCCGAAAATCTTAATGTAGAACATCACAGGTGGAGGAACAACAATGACATTGTTACTACTGTTCCGCCTGCGTTATTATACTATAGACATCACGGCAATCAACATTATCTAAATGCTTACGGCCAATTGAGAAACCCTACAGGTTGGCAAATGGTTAAAGATAGATGGCGCGGCATATGGATGGGCTGGAAGAACGGTAAAATAGATAGCTTCGCAGATCATTCAATAGCTGAATACATCAAACACATTAAACAAATAGACTAGATACAGACTCTTCGTTAGTAACTCTGCGTATTGCTTCACCAAACAACGGCGCAATGCTAACCTGTCGTGTCTTTTTACAGTTCTTAGGACAACGATCAGATATTGTGTCTGTTACTACTAGTTCTGTGAGTACACTCTTCTCTACCTTTTGACATGCATCGCCTGATAATACACCGTGTGTAATATATGCACGAACTGACAATGCTCCAGCATCTATAATAGCTTGTGCCGCTTTGCAAAGTGTTCCACCACTGTCGATAATGTCATCAACTAGAATGGCGTGTTTATCTTTAACATCGCCGATCAAGTTCATAACTTCACTCTTGCCTGCTGACGGACGCATCTTGTCAACAATAGCAATGTCTGCGTGGAACATGTCTGCAAACTTCCTAGCACGAACTGCACCACCTGCGTCTGGTGATACAAATACTGTAGGTTCATCTACGCCAACATTACGATGAATGTCTTTAGCAAACACTGTTCTACTAGTCAAGTCATCAACAGGTATATCGAAAAAGCCCTGTATCTGTCCTGCGTGTAGATCCATTGTTAACACACGATCTGCGCCTGCTGTTGTTAGCAAGTTAGCAACCAACTTAGCCGTAATAGGAGTACGTGATGCACTCTTACGATCTTGTCTTGCATAACCAAAGTAAGGAATAACTGCTGTAATTCTACTAGCACTTGAACGTTTGGCTGCGTCAATCATAATCATCAACTCCATGATGCTGTCATTAACAGGAGTTGCTGTAGATTGGATAATAAAAACGTCTTCACCTCTAATGTTTTCTAGAAACTCTACACTTATTTCGCCATCTGCGAATGTAGAAATGTTACTTGGTACAAGAGTTGCGAACGTATGATCCGCAATACTTTGCGCTAATTCTGGAGTAGCATTACCTGTGATGATTTTCATTTTCAAATTTGATCCTTACCTTTTATTGTGGGTTAAAATTAGTGTTAATACATGTATTATAACACCATATTGATATAAGTCAAGAGAAAAGGTTGTGTCGTCGAACACAACCCTTTCAATATTAATAACCGTTTGGTACTAATATATAATGTATCGTTAGCACAATTGCTATCGACGCACCTAAGCCTATCATCATCTTTTGGAAGTCTCGTGCTACCAAAGGAAATACGCTCTTAAACTTCTTCTTGCCTGTGAAGCTTGCAATAGCAAGTTCTCTACCTGCAAGCATACCAACAAACACCCATGTAGTTGACATAGGTATGTCGTTGAGCTCTTTGAAGAAGTACAAACACAACCAATAGAATAGATCAATCAGCGTTGCTGACCTTACGTATCTTGTGTTGTGTTTTTCTAATACAATCTCTTGTATCTTGCCGCCACGTTCTCTAAACATAAAGTATAAGCCAATAACAAATACTGCACTGACTAAGAACATTAAGTCGAGCGGAACTTCACGTGGAAGGAACACTGCAATGTTGGCCATGTCATGTGACAACCAAGTCCACCACAAGCCTCCTGTTGCTACCCATTGTGCTACACGCCAATAGTTTTTATGTTCTTCTTTGACCGGTGCAGTTTCGTCCATCCATCTGCTGATCACATACCATGCTCCATATGCGAACATAGCCGCAATGCCGTAACCCATTATAGATTTCATCAACATCTTTTCTAGCACAAAAGTACTTGCGAAAGCACTCAACACTAGAAAGGAAGTTGATACAGGTACGCCAAAGCGTGTTAGTATAACAAGTATACCTGGTGCGGCTGCATGATACCATTGTACCTCTTGCCATGGAATCTTGTTTAGTCTTCCGTAACTGATGTCTCCACCATTTACATGCCAACCATACCACAAGGTTGCAAGTAACACTGCACTTGCTGCTCCCCATAATACTTTATAGTTGAATCTCTCATTGTTTGATGCCATCCATGTACCGAGAGTTTGTACTGAATCATTTGCTATTACTGCATAGGCAGCAAATAGGAACCCGATCAGGCTCCATGTGGTGAGTGCGTCCATTAGTTTCTCCTCTGCTTGACGGCTTTACCCCGTCGCTCACGTTAAAGGTAGGCTCGACGTTGCCTACATAATATTTATTATACGACCTATGTTCTAGATTTGTCAAGTGATGATTACGGTATGCATTGTATGCATAACGGCTATTTGCATAAAGCATTTGATTTTCAGTAAGTATGGCTGTACTATTATATAAATAACAGTGTTAAAAGCGTTGCAATGACGGTTTTGACCACACACATAGACACATTGGATAGACAATGCGGATCATCCATCCGTTACAAGTGATTGACGAGCACCAAAGGTGCTTGCACCGCCGGGGAAGTTCCGGGGTATTGCTTTCCTCAAGCATCCTAAAAACTTAATAAGGAGAACGAAATGTTTAAAGAAACATTTAGCGGACTTGTGAGTATACTTGGAAACCCACTTCCAACAAGGAAGTTTGAAAGAGAGATGCTTACTTACGCAAAAACAGAGTACGGAAAAGATTGGCGCTTTGCCTATCAATATATGCTGGACCACAAAGGTGCAGCACCAAAAGCAGGAGTATTCAACTAATGGCACATTATGTAATAGAAGCGTCAAGTTGGATTCAAGATGCAATCGAAGGATTCAGAGACCTACGTAGATCAATGAAGCAACGTGCAGAACGTAGAGCATCATACAACAGAACCTATAAAGAACTTAGCCAATTAACAAACTTTGAATTAAACGACATTGGCATTAGCCGTGGCGACATTCACAGTATTGCAAGTGGTGATACATCAATGAAACGTGGTGTTGAAGCAAATAAAAATTTGAAAGGTTGGGTATAATGTCTGTAGCAAATATGACTGTTGAAAAAACAACAGACTTTGGTAAAATAATTGGCAAAACATTAATTGCTTTATGGATTGGATTTATTGCGTTTGGTGAGTCAGCAGGTAGAGCAAGAGCTGCTGCTGAACTATCACGTCAAGGCTTCCATGAAGAAGCAAAACGTTTAATGTTGGATCGAAGATCATGACAGGTGATATAGCAACAATGGGCGCAATGATTGGCGCCGGACTAGCAACATTAGGAATGGGTGGCGCTGCCATCGCAGTAGGAATGATTGTTGGTAGTGTACTCAAAGTTATGCCTAAGAAGCCTGACAATGGTACAATGTTTGTCGGTGTTGCATTTGCAGAAGCATTAGGTATATTTGCATTCTTAGTAGCACTCCTACTAATGTTTGCTGTCTAATGGTAGGCGATCAGCACATAGAGATATCAGCACAAGTAGTACAGAAGCTAGGCTTTTACATGTTTGTAGTAATGACTTCATTGCTTATTATATGTATAGCCTTTGGTTTCTACGCTGTGATTGATCAGTTCAAACAACCAAATTGGCAAGAAGCGTGTATCGCCCAAGGCGGTGTACCAGTACAAATAGAAAAGTCAACATACGACTGCAAAGGAATATAATATGTTAAAGAAGTTCATGAAAGCAATGGAATACAGAAGTTATTGCATGGCTATTCGCCAACTACGTCAAAGCGGGCATCACAGAGCAGCTAACGAAATCTCTGAATACAAACACAATATGTATCCGACATCATGATAGATCCGGATCACACATATAACAAGCCCAAAGGCGAAAAGAAAAAGGGCGGAAAATAATTCCGCTCTTATTCTTGACAATGATAAATATCGGTGTTATTATAGTTGAGTTACTATAAGTAACACCACACATAGACTACACACATGGAGAAGATAATGAGAAGCTTGGTTAACAAGATCAAAAATTGTGACGGAGCGTTTTGTGAGAGAGTAGCGGAATTAGGTTTCGCTTTTATCGTTCTTGCAATAATGATCCAATCAATATCACAGATAGTATAAAACAGGTTGACACCTGCTAAATACTTTGCTATATTAATAGCACTACACAAATACACACAAGGAGAATTAT